CGTTCCCCAAAAGGTGGTGGGCGGCCCTACATGCCAAAGGCCTACATGGACTGGAAGGCCAACGTCAGGGCAATCCTTGGCGAGTGGTGGACAGTGCCGCCCCTTGAGAAGGTCAGCGCTCTGGTGCTGGTGTTCCGGGGGCCAGCCCGCGGCGACCTGGACAACCTCGCCGGGGCAGTGCTCGACAGCGGCAACGGCTTGATCTGGGCCGACGACCGGGTGGGCGTGATGCCCACCCTCGCCTTGCGCTGGACCAAAGCAGCCAAGGCAGAGCAATCCATCTACATGAAGGTGATCTGGGAATGAACTGCCCCAGCTGCAAACATCAACACTCTCGCGTCATTGACACCGACCGGGTGTCAGACGGCATCAGGCGTTACCGGGTCTGCCGCAACTGCGGCAATCGGTTCGCGACTCTCGAGCGGATCGAGGACTGGGATCCAGTCATGGGCGGCTATGGGCCCGTGGCAGAAGAGCCCGTGCCGGTCTTGGCGGCTGTCCCTGACCCGCTGCCAGCCAGGCCTCGGGTCGCAGCACGGCACGTTGTCGATCTGGCCGACGACCACTTATTGGCTGTCTGCCAAGAGGCACAGCCGTTGTTGGTGCAGTGGTGGAACGAAAGCCGCCGCTCAAAGCACAAAGGCAACGCCACCTGGACTGAAGCCGCGTGGCAGGCATCGGTCAGCCGTGTTGCTGCACTGCCCCAGGCGCAGCAAATGCTGCTGGCGCAGGCGGGAGTGGAGCACGGCTGGCAGGCCCTTAAGCCCGAATACATCAAGGACGAGCTGGCCAGGCCAACAGCCGCTGGCCGCCCCATGCCCAAGGACCCGGCGATGCTCGCCGCTCTGGAGCAATGGCCAAGTCAAACCGCCTGACGCCGGAGACGTTTCTGGCCGTCGCCGAAATGATCGCGGCTCAGCTGCGCATCAAAGAGGCCGACCGCTGGAGTCCCCACATCTGCCGGCTCAAGTTCCACAGCTTCACGACTGAGTTTCCAGAGATCAGCGAGCCGCAGTTCATGTGGGCTGCTGAGCAGTGGATCCAGAGCCTGGAGCCCAACGCGTTCAAGCGCTACCCGACCTGGAAAGAACTGATGGCACCGCTTTACAGAACCGAGAACGGGCTGGCTAACAGAAGCTGGGGCTTTCGTCCTGAACTGCCTGGCTTTTGCCAGCCCAGCGCAGAGCAGCTGGCCATGCTGCCAAGCGCTCCGCACTCAGCTGTAGCGCCGCCTGACCCGCACAACGCTGCGGCCTACCTGCCATTTCAAGCAGGAAATCACCCTTCGCTGCCTCCAGCTCTTGAAGAAACGCCCGCTCTGACCCCAGAGAAATGGGCGGATTACATCAGCTGGGTGGCGCAGGAGGAAGCGCAGCTTGCGGACGCGTGATGCAGCCACTCATCAACAAAACCGAGCTGCGCAGCATCCTGCAGCGCGGCCTGCTCAGCGGCTATTGGTCTGTTCTTCAGTTCAACCGCGGCGGCAAAGAGCCAGTCCTGCCAACCAAGGAGTTTCTTAAGGAGCACCCGGAGTTCAAAGACATGGAGTTCCGTGACCTGGCCGCTCTTAGGAGAGGCTGCAGCCAATGACTTGGGCTAGCTACCGCAAAGGACACACAGTTTCTTTCCGCGTCAATGGCGGCTGGAAGAAGGGATTGATCAGCGAGGTCTACGCCGACAGCGTCTCTGTCACTTACTCAGTCGGATCCGCTGATCGAACTGCACGCATTTACGACTCACGAAACATCAAGCCATGGGAACCTACAAACAACAAACAGTCATCGACGTTGAACGAGCAGCTGTCGTTCGACTCTTAAGCATGGCCAAGCAGCGATGCGCCGAGGCCGAAGAAGAAGGCGCGAACTACGTCTCAACCTGGTGGGGCGGCTATGTGCGAGCCCTCGAGGAAATCCTTGGCATGGAGATGGAGTGATGGGCTGGTCAATGACCACAAGGCTGCCTTGCGAAGGGCCAGAGCCAAGGCTTGGCGCCGGGATCAGTAGGCCGCTGGCGAAGGAAAGCACCCGCGAGTATCGGCTGCTGGTCAAGCAGCCTGGCAAGCCAGTCATGAGGCTGACCATTCCTGCGCCAAGCAAAGCCAAGGCGATCAGCTACTGCAAAAACCGCTGGCCCGATTGCACCGTGGAGGCGCTGCCATGAGCTTGCTCGATCAACTGACTGAGCTGTATTGGTCGCTTGGCGAATACAGCATTGACGATCGCCGTCGCATGAAGACGGTGGTTTATGAGATGGCAAGCCTCATCCGTACTTGGGCGCCAGACCCAGGGCAGGCCCGTATTTGTTACCTGGCCATTAACGAGGTGGCCGATCGGCTGATCAGGGAGGTGGAGGCATGAGCGAAGAATACCGACGCATTTGGCTCCCGTACTGCATTAAGAAAATGAATGACGCGATTGGCGGATGGATCGTTCTAAACAGACGCTATAAACCGCTAGGGATGCCTACTGACGACTGGGTTGTCTACGAAGATGTTCCGAGGTATGTGAGGATTAAGAGGATAACGCTGTCGCAACAAAAGAAGATCCACCACGGCTGCATAGATGCTGCGCCATGGCTGCCAAATGACATGATCTGGCTATACCACGATGGCTGCCGGCCAACGGCTTCCTCATCGGATTGGAACGCGTATCAGCGCCGTCTACTTGTGCTTTCTTCTCTTAACTGCTTTGGGCCCGATGAACAATTCTGATCGCACATTCACAATCCACACTCCCTGCACTGATTTCGGGACGTGGACTCTTGAGGCTGATGAGCTTGTCCTGAAAAGGCAGCACTGGCGCAGGGTTGATCTTGAGAGATGCAATTCTTCCGCTCAGATTTTGGACTGGATCTTTCACTACAGAGGAAGGCTTGCAGAGAAAGAGATGTGGGACCTTCTCCTGGCCATTGAGGTCATTCTTCAACCAAGGGCCAATTACTGCAGCTGCGGCGTTGACAAGCGAACAAGCGGACTTGAGCTGTTAAATCAACACTATGGACGTTTCGTTTCGGCGCCCCCAGTTTCTGACTCCATTGCTTCTTGCGGCTGAAGAATGAAAGCCCTCATCGACACCGAGGTGTACCTGTACCGGGCCGCGACGGCCTGTGAGTTCGAGGCCGAGTGGGACACCGATGACTGGACTTACCTGTGCCGCCACGGCGATGCGCAGGCCACCTTCCAGGACACCATCAGCGAGATCCGCGACACCCTCCCAGATCACCAGCCGGTGCTGGTGTTCAGCGATCGGGTCAGCTTCCGCTATGGCGTCTGGCCCCACTACAAGGCCAACCGCAAGAAGTACCGCAAGCCCGCTGGCTACCGGGCCCTGATCGAGTGGGTCTACAAGGTTGGCCCGGCTCGCGGCTGGGAGGTGGTGAGCCTTCCCGACATCGAAGGCGACGACGTGCTTGGCGTCCTCTACGAAGAGGGCGACGTGATCGCGTCGATCGACAAGGACATGCTCACGCTGCCAGGGCTGCACTTGCGGGACGGCGAAGTGATGGAGGTCAGCCGACTTGAGGCTGATCGCAACTTCTACACCCAGGTGCTGGTGGGCGATGCCAGCGACAACTACCCCGGCTGCCCCGGCGTCGGTGCAGTAGGGGCAGCCAAGCTCCTTGCTGACTGCGCTGCAGAGGTGGAGATGTGGGAGGTCGTGCTCGAGGCCTTTTCCAAAAAAGCTCTCGGCGAGCCACATGCCATCACCCAGGCCAGATGCGCTCGCATCCTTAGAGCTGGCGAGTACGACTTGACTGCCCAGGCTCCCCTGCTATGGAGTCCGCCGGTAATCTGAGGTTGATCTGCATGTCTGCAGTGTTGCAGCCGATCGTCACTGATGAGCTGATTCAAAAGCTCAAGAGCGTTTTCCCCGACGCTCCAAGCAGGTCGATGTCTCATCGGGACATTGACCACTGGATTGGGCAGCAGGAAGTGGTCGGCTATTTGATCAAGCTGCTGGAAGAACAGCGCTCTGACCCGCTCAACCTGGAGGCCCTCTGATGTGCTTTGGAGGTGGCGGCGGCAGTCCAGCGACGATCGTCATGCCCGACACCCGGGCTTACGACCGTCAGGCTGAGCTGCAAATGCAGGCAATGCGCGATACCCAGAACATGGGACTGTCGCTGAAGCAGCTTGAGCTGAACCGCGCCATGAGTGCGCAGCAGCAGGTCTTGTCTGACTTCAGGGATTTCAAGATCGAGCAGGCAGACAAGCAGCAGTTCAAAGCAGAGGAGACCAGCGCCAACGCCGCTCGCATCAACGCGCTGATCGGGGCCCCTCCGCCGCAACCATCCGCGAAGGCACCGGTTCTTGGCTCCGACCGGGAAGGCCTTGTCAAAGCAAAGGGCAAGAAAGGCTTGCGCATTGACCGCGTCGGCCAGGCCGCTCCCTCGTCGCAGGGCAGCGGCACCGGCTTAAACATCGCTACCGCTTCCTAGCCATGTGCTTCTTTCAATCCGCCCCTGCCGCGCCTCAGATCATTTATCAAGGCCCAAGCCAGGCGGACATTGACGCCAACAACAAAGCGCTTGAAGCGTATCGGCAGCAGTCCGTAGCGCAGCAGCAGCAGTTCTCGGCCGCTTTGCAGAAGCAAATTGACGACGCTAATACCTTGGCCGCAGGCCAGCGCAAGCAGCTTGAGGATGCTCGTGCAGCAGCAGAGGCAGGTTTAACAAGTCAGAAGCAAAAGGCCGAGGAAGAGCTGCTGTCGCAGCGGCAAAAGGCAGAGCTCGACATGCAAGCCCAAAGGGCTGCAGCGTCTTCTGACATGGCCGCCCAGAAGGCCGCGGCCTATGGCACTGCAGTCACGCAGGCCACGCCGGAAAACGCCCAGGTCACGCAAGCGCCAAAGCCCAAGGAAAAGATTAAGGGCAGCCTGAAGATCGCTCCTGGCGCCACGGCTCTCAGCCAAGGCAGCGGCCTGAACATTGGAGTCTGACCATGTGCGCAGGTGGCTCTCCTTCTTACAACCGCCCGATCGAGCAGTACGGCGATGCCGAGTTGATGTCGCTTAGCCCAGGCCCGGCGCCCACAAGGCCAAGTGACTTGATCAGCTACGAAGGCACCTTTGATGATGGGTCAACAAACACCGTCTACTACACCCAAGACCCGAATACAGGCGAGCTCACGCGATTTGACGAGCAGTCATTCAATGAGCAATACGACCAGTGGTCGCAAATGAACGCCGCTTATGGGCCAGCGCAAGCTGAGCTCAAGCGCAGGGAAGACATCAAGCGCCAGCTTGAAAATCAAAACCAGGAGCGCGAAACAGCTTTTAAGACACAGCAAGCTGAGCTTGACAGGCTGAAGAAAGCCCAGGAAGACGCGCAAGCCACTCAACAAAAAACGATTGCGGACTTGGCTGCCCAGCGTGATGCCGAGATGTCGCGGATTGCCGCTACGAGAGCCGAGCAGGAAGCTGCAGTGGCGCGGCAGCGCCAGCAGCAAGAGGCAGCTCTGGCCGGGCAAAGAGCAGCGCAAGAAGCCGCCATTGCTCAAGAGCAGCTTGGCACTCAAGCCGTATCGCAGTCCATGCGAGTGCTTGCCATGCAGAACGCTCAAGGTTCTGCCCCAACGGCTCAGCAGACCAGGGGCAGAGCGCCAGCAAAGGCGCGAGCAAATGCAGCCTCAAACGATTTGCGGATCGGTTCTTCCGGCCGCAGCTCGGGAGTAGGCGTCAACATCGGAGGCTGACATGTCCTGCGCCAAACGCTACAGAGCTCTCGAGTCAGATCGGAACTACTACCTCGAGCGAGCGCGCAGTTCAGCGCGACTCACCCTGCCGTATCTCATCCCACTGAGCGACGAACCTTACGCGCACGAGAGCCAGACCTTTCCGCTTCCGTGGAATGGCATCGGGGCCAGGGGCGTTCACAACCTTGCAAGCCGTCTGCTGCTGGCACTGCTGCCGCCGACTGAGACGTTCTTCCGCTTCACGATCGACGAGATCGAGATGCTTAAAAGCGAGCGCCAGATGGCCGCTGCAGGGGCCAGCCCCGACGCCATTGGCAAGCAGCGCAGCGAGTTTGATCTGGACCTGGCGCGGCTAGAGCGGGCGGTGCTGCGCAGCATCGAAACCAGCAACGACCGTGTGGCCGTTCACGAGATGCTGCTGCACCTGGTCATCGCCGGGAACGCCTTGATGTGGGTCTCGGACAAGGGGCTCAAGTGCTTTCACCTGAACCGCTACGTCTGCCGGCGGGACATGATGGGCAACCCTCTCGAAGCCATCGTCTGCGAGCAGCTGTCTGTTGAGTCGCTGGATGACGATGCTCGCCAGCTGCTTGATGACGAGGACGGCGAGGTCGAAGGCATCCTTGATGACGACTCGGCGCCCGAATACGAGCGCGTTGTACGCATCTACACCCACATCGAGTGGGAAGGGAAAAAGGTCAAGTGGTATCAGGAGCTGAAGGACAAGGAGATCCCTGGCACTCGCGGCACCGCCAGCTTGAGCGAATCGCCCTGGCTGCCTTTGCGCATGTACCGGATCGACGGTCAGGGCTACAGCCCTGGCTATGTCGAAGCGGCTTGCATTGCCGACCTCCAGACGGCTGAAGCCCTGAGCCAAGCGATTGCTGAAGGATCGCTGGTGTCTGCTCAGGTCAAGCATCTGGTCAAGCCCAGCGGCATCGCCAATCCCAAGAAGTTGGCCGAGGCCCCCAACGGCGCCTATTTGCCCGGCAACCCCGATGACGTGTTCACCATCCAGGTGAACAAGGCAGCCGATCTGAATGTCGCTGCCCAGGGCCTGGCGCGGATTGAAGCCCGCCTAGCGCAGGCGTTCATGCTGGCTGACGTGCGCGACTCAGAGCGCACCACTGCCGAGGAAGTGCGGCTGCAAGCGCTGCAGATCGAGAACTCTCTTGGCTCCATCTACGCGATCTTGACGACCGAGTTCCAGCAGCCGTATGTGGCCCGCAAGCTGGAGATCCTGACCCGTAAAGGCAAGCTACCCAAGCTGCCTGAGTCGCTGGTCAAGCCGGTGGTGAGCGTCGGCTTGGCGGCCGTGGGCCGCGGCAACGACCTCGAAAAGACAGCGCGTTTTATGCAGATTCTGCAAGGCGCGCTGGGACCGGAGGGGATCGCCACCTACGTGATGCCAGCTGAGCTGATCCGCCGCCTGGCTGGCGCCATGGGCATGGACATCATCGGCCTGGTCAAGACCGATGAGCAGCTGGCTGCCGAACAGCAGCAACAGCAGCAGATGGCGATGGCCCAGCAGGCGCTTCAGGCCGGCATGGGCGACCCGCAGAAGCTGGCCAACGCTGCTGCAACAACGCAAGAAATGGCGGCCCCGCCGCCTTCACCCGAAACCCCTGAACAGGCCCCCGCATGACCGCGACCCCCGCCCCTGAGCTTCAAGACCTGCTGGCCCCGGGCCAGGAAGACATGATTGACGGGTTCCTCGAGGAGCTCGAGCAGGAGCAGGCTGAGCTGAATACATCTGAGCCACAGCAAGACCAACAGCTGCTGGCCGGCAAGTTCAAAAGCACAGAAGAGCTTGAGAAGGCCTACCTCGAAGCACAGCGCCTGATTGGTCAGCGCGGGCAAAAGCTGCCCGAGCCTCAAGAAGAGGCGGCACCGCTGACGCCTGAGCAGTACACCCCTGAGCTGGGCAAGCAGCTCTATGGGGACACGGTGGCCACGGCCATTGAGGCCGCCGAGATCAACCCGCTCGAGATGGCCGAAAAGGTTTACTCCGGCCAGGACGTCAGCAGCTATGTCGATGCCTTGGTGGACAAGGGCGGGCTGCCTCGCCAGGTGGTGGAGACGTATCTGCAAGGCATTGCTCCGGCAAAGGCGCCGTCCGAAAGTTCGGCCGCGTCCCTTACTGAAACGGACGTGTCCGAACTGAAAGCCATGGTCGGCGGCGAGCAGCAGTTTCAGCAGCTCAGCCAGTGGGCGATGGACAACCTCGAACCACAAGAGCTGGCCGATTACAACGCGGCAGTAGACAGTGGCAACAAGGCTGCGGCTCGCTTTGCCTTGAAGCAACTGCAGGTGCGCGCCGCGGCTGCGGGCACCAGCGAGCCGAAGTTGATTGGAGGTGGCTCGGCAATCAAGGCCGACGTGTTTGAAAGTGATCAGCAGGCAGTCGATGCCCGCAGCAAGCGCGACAAGAACGGCAAGTTTCTGTACGAGACGGACCCCAAATACAGGCAGTGGTACGACAAGACCCTTTCCAGGTCAAATGTATTTCTGTAAGGTTTGGGCATGAGTTGATCTGCACCCGTGCAACAACTTGGGCCTCCCTAGGGAGACACCCCATGCTTGCCAGGCGGAACGGCAGGAGCTCCCTACCCAACTAGGCCAATGGCCAACGCTTCTCTCGACCGGATTGGTCAAATTAAAGGTGCAGGTGCAGTTGACGCCCTGTTCCTCAAACTCGGCATTGCCGAGCTGCTTTCTGCTTTCGATCGCGCCTGCGTTTTCAAAGGCAAGATCCGCGAGCGGAACATCAAAGGCGGCAAATCGGCAGCGTTCCCGGTTTCGGGTCGCGCTGATGCCGCTTATCACGTCCCGGGCACCCCGATCCTTGGGGCCACCAACAGCCCTGGCGACCGCAATGAGCAGCTCATCAACCTTGATGGCCTGATGATTGCGGACCAGGTCATCTATGACCTGGACGAGATGATGAACTACTACGACGTTCGTCAGGACGTCACTCATCAGCTCGGTCAAGCCCTGGCCCGGGAATGGGATCGCCGTGCAGCTCGCGTGCTGTACGCCGCTGCCAAGACCACTACTGAGCCTCTCTCGAAAGCCGGCAACGCCGGTCGCATCGGCCAAAGCCAGACCCTTTCGGCTGGCTATGCCGCTGCTTCCGCCAACGCCAAGGGCGATGAGCTGGTTTCAAAGCTCAGCGCTCTAAAGGTGGCGATGGCCAAGAAGGACGTGCCCACCAGCGACCTGCTGTGTGTGGTTGGTCCTGACGAGTACGACTTCCTGCTGGACTCCACCCGCGCCATCAACGCGGACTTCAACGGAGCCAGCGGCGAGAACGGTTCCTTCGCCAGCGGCCGCGTGCTGCGGGTGAAGGGCATCCCCGTGATCGAGTCGAACCACGTCACCCAGGCCGCCTACACCAACGGCACCTACGACAAGAACACTGCCTATCAGCAGGACCTGTCGAAGTGCAAAGCGATCGTGTTTCACCGCGATGCCATTGGTGTGCTGACCCTGCGCAGCCCCAGCCTGCAAGTCACCCCTCAGGGCGGCGACTTCAACATCATGTACCAGGCCAGCCTGATGGTCGCCCGTATGGCGATCGGCATGGGTGTCCTGCGTGCTGAATGTGCTGGCGTGATTGAACTGCCCTAGGTTTCTGGGCGGGATGTTCGAGCCCTCTGCTTCATTGCAGGGGGCTTTTTTGTGCTTGCCGATAGCATGAGGACTGCACCCATGCAGAACCCCGATGGGTCTCGCCAATCAGGCCATCACCCCGGGCCGCACCACGCTGCTGGAGGCGGTGAACATTTGCCTGCAGAACATCGGCGAGCAGCCGGTCAACAGCCTTGAGAACCAGCAGATCGTTGAAGCGACGATGGCTGAGCGCACCATCCTTGAGTTCCACAAGGAAGGCCAGACCCGGGGCTGGAGCTGGAACAGCGAGCAGGCCTACGAGTTCGTCAAGAACAGCGCCACCAACCAGATCACGGTTCCAGCGAACGTGGTCTCGTTTGCCACGGACGCGTACCGCTGGGCAGGGCGTTTTCAGTTGCGCGGCCAAAAGGTCTACGACAAGGAGAAGCGCACCTACAACCTTGAGGCGGGCATCACCAGCCTTGAAGCAGATGTGGTCTGGCTGCTGCCTTGGGACGAGTGCCCAGAGGCGTTCAACCGCTTCATCACCATTCGCTCGGCCCGGGTGTTTAGCGATCGCGTCCTGAGCTCTGACGCGATCTTCAAGTACACGGCGCTGGACGAGCAGAACGCACTGGTTGAGCTGCAGCGCGTAGAGCTCGAGCAGGCCCAGGCCAACAGCCTGACCGGCGGCCCTGGCCTCAGACCCTTCCCGACGTACTCGCCAGGCCTGGGGCTGCTGGGAAGAAACGAGGGCTACCTCCGTGGCTAATCTCGTCAGCTACACCATCCCCAACCTGATCCAGGGGATCAGCCAGCAGCCGGACGCGCAGCGTGAGCCGAGCCAGGGCGAGGTACAGATCAACGCAATGAGCTCGCTGGCCGAGGGCCTGCGCAAGCGCGAGTCATCGCAGGTCATCGCCAAGGTCAGCAACACCAGCTTCGGAGACGTCTACTTCCACCAGATCCTGCGGGATGCAGGTGAGAAGTATCTGGTGGTGGTGGGCAAGACGGCCATCAAGGTGTTTGACCTGGACGGCGGCGAAAAGACCGTCAGCGCGCCTTACGGCTACAGCTACTTGTCCACGGTGCTCAGCGCCAAAGCCGACATCCGTGCGGCGAGCATTGCCGACTACACCTTCATTTCCAACACCCGGAAGGTCCCCGCGATGGACCCGGCCCTAGCTCCTGCCGTGGCCAGGCCCGCAGCGCATGAGGCATTGGTTTGGGTCAAGGCGGCGAACTACGGCCAGACCTACAAGGTCAACCTGAACGGCACGCAGGCGACGATCACGACTGCGGTCGCTCCGATCATTGTCAGCGGCAGCACGACCACCGAGAACAGGATCAGCACAGAGGACATCGCCGAAAACATCAGGACCTCGCTGAGCGGCGTTTCGGGCGTGTCGATCGTGAGGAAGGGCAGCGTGCTGCATTTCACCAGCAGCAACGCCATCACGATTGCGGCTTCTGATGCGCGAGCCAACGCTGACATCACTGCGATCACAAGCTCAGTGCAGGCTTTCACCGAGCTGCCGACGATTGCCCCGCAGGGTTACCAGATCGAGGTTGTCGGCGACCCGGGCAACAAGTTTGACGGCTACTACGTTCAGTTCGTGCCGCGGACAGGAGCTGGCACGTTTGGCGAGGGCTCCTGGCAGGAGACGGTCAGCCCAGGGGTTGAGTACAGGATTGATTCGGCGACCATGCCGCACGTGCTGGTGCGTCTGCCAAGCGGAACCTTTTACTTCGGCCCGGCCAACGGCAGCACCCAAGGCGGCGTCACGGTTCCGTCTTGGGGTCAGCGCAGCGCTGGCGACTACGACACGGCACCCGACCCCAGCTTCATTGGCTTCCCGATTCAAGACGTCTTCATTTACAAAAACCGGCTGGGTTTCCTGGCTGATGAAAACGTCATCCTGAGCCGGACGCGGGACTTTTTTGAGTTCTTCCCGGAGACGGTGACCACTGTCTTGGACACCGACCCGATCGACTTGACGGCCAGCAACAACCGGGTGTCGGTGTTGCGCTACGCGATCCCGTACCAAGACGAGCTGATCATCTTTTCTGACCAGATCCAGTTCCGCTTCAACGCAGCTGAGACGATCCTGACCCCGGCCAGCGCCGTGATCACGGTGTTGACCCAATACGAGATTGACCCGAACTGCAGGCCGATCCCGGTACAGGGGACGATCATCTTCTGCCAGGCCAACGGGCAGTGGAGCCAGTTCCGTGAGTTCAGTGTTCGCGGTGCGGGCACGGCCCTGGTCGCCGACGCTTCCGACCTGACTGGCTACGTCAGCAGCTACATCCCCTCTGAGGTGTTCAAGTTGACGGCGAACGACACCGGCAACAGCTGGTTTGCCGTCTCAAGCAAGAGCGGCTTTGCCGATCGGATCTACGTCTACAAATACTTCTACCGGAACACTGGCGGCGGGGCCGAGCGGGCGCAGAGCAGCTGGAGTCATTGGCAGCTCAGCGGGGCCGACAAGATCCTCTCGATCCTGTGCGTGCAGGAAACGATGTACCTGCTGCTCGAGTACGGCACCCAGGTGTGGCTCGAGAAGATGCAGGTCTCCGATCGCCTGAGTGACGTCACGCCCAACCCGTATCCGCTGTTGCTGGATCGGCGGGTGTCCACTACCACCGAAACACCAGCCGCGATCCGCGTGGCGTCAGGCGCCTACAACGCCACCACTAAGCAGACGACGTGGACCCTGCCTTACACGGTCGCTGCCCTTACCCAAGCCTGGTCTGGCTTTGGCCCGACAACCAACGGTGGGGTTCTGCTGGGCTCAGCCACCAGCGGCAACACGATTACGGCCAATGGCAACTGGTCAGGCAAGCCGATCTATTTCGGCGAGGCCTATGACTTTGTCTACCGCTTCACCCGCTTCAAGCTCTACAAGGAAGTTGGCGGCGGGAAGGTGGCAGCCAACGTCGAACGCACCCAAGTGCGTCACGCCAAGCTGCGGTACCACGAGACCACGTTCTTTGAGGTCCAGGTCATGGCCGAGCGCCGTGATGCGGCCCTTTACAAGTTTGACGGCACGGTACTGGGCAGTCGCAATTCAAGCCTGGGCAGTGCCATGCCAAATGGCTACGACCCCGAGAACGACCGCTATTTCGAGGGCGTCTTTCAAATCCCAATCGCAAGCAAAGGCGAGAACTGCATCGTCGAGCTTCACAACGACACGGTCCATCCCTGCAAGTTCAGCACCTGCGAGTGGGTGGGGCTGGTGACCAGCCAAGCGAGGAGCCTGCAATGAAATGGTCTGAGCCGACTCTTGCAAGGGTGGAGAGCGTTGCGGCCCAGCTGCGCTACCAGGATCAGCTTGAAGTCCTTTACAGCCATGGGGTGGGCGGAAAACAAGCAGTCATGGAAAGCTGGAAAAACAGCCAGATTTGTCGTTGCATAGATGCAGATGACGGGAGGCCCGTGGGTGTTTGCGGAGTCAACGGCACGTTGATCTGGCTGCTTGGCACCGACGGGCTGCTGGCTACTGCAAGCCACCGGCAGCAATTCATTCGTGGCGGAAGGGCCTGGATTGAGGAGCTGCTCTCCGACGGCCACATCCTGCTGGAGAACTGGGCGCTGGCTTCTAACCAGGCGTCACTGCGGTGGCTGAAACACCTTGGCTTCACGGTGGAAGTGCCTGAGCCCAGGGGCCGCAGCGCGCAGCTGTTCTGCCATTTCTGGAGGGCTCGCTGATGGATCCGATTGTTGGGGGGATCATTCTTGGCGGCCTCAACGCCGGCATGGGCGTGCTTGGCGGCATGGCCGAAAGCGCGGCAGCCAAGCAGCGGTACGTCAACGACGTGGCGTTCCAGAACGCCAACACTGAGTTTGCGCGCTGGCAAGCAGGCTTTAATCAGCGGGTCACAAACGCAAACGCTGAGTACAACTATTGGCAGGAGACGGTTAATTACAACCAGAACCTTGCTTATAGCCGCAGCCTGGAGAACTACGAGCGGCTGAAAGAGATTGCCCAGGTTGATGTCGTCGCCAGAACCAGAGCCGGCGCAGCTTCCAGCTTTGTGCGCACCAGCGAAGCGATCAACCAATCTGCCGCCGAGGCCTCCATGAGCGAGGCGGTTGCGTTTCAGCAGTACCAGGTTGCGGCGCTCAAGGCCCGCAGCAGGGCCATGGCGACCGAGCAGGAGGGGGCCACGATCGACCGCTTGTTCAACGACTACGCCAGGCAGGTCGGCGACTACCAGGCCATTCAGGCGATCAACGAAGGGCTGCGGACGCGTCAGTACACCCGGGAGCAGGCCGGAGCCGTTGCTCAGTACATGAGCCAATACAACTCACAGAGCTATTACCAGGCGCAGCCGTACATGGAGCCGATCGCTCCGTTCGCCCCGCTGCCTGCGCTGCTTGATGCCCCGGCCCCAACGATGACGGGTTCTGGGCCAAGCGACGCCGCGGCCGGCTTGCGAATTGCCAGCGGAATCATGGGTGGCGTTAACGCCGGCTTCAGCACCTTTGCAACCCTGAAGGGGGTCATGAAGTAATGGCCAGCAATCTGCCGCTAAATCAGATCGTCCCGGCCGCCAAGCCGATTGACACTTTCATCCGTCCGGCAACGCCGAACGTCGCGGCCCCGGCGCAGCCGCAGATGATGCCGAACCCGCAAGGGATTCGGATGATCTCGCAGGGGTCAGGCGGAAATGTCGAAGGGTTCAACCAGTTCCAAGAGCTGGCCCTGGCCCTCAGACCGTTCAGCGAAGGCCTGACCGACCTGGCGGGTCTCGGCATGAGGGTTTATGCCAGCAACGAATACGAGAAGGGCCGCAGCGAGGCAATGCGCGCTCAGGTGCTGTCCAACCAGCAGATGCTGCAGTCGCAGGCGGAATACGCCAACGAGAATCGCAGCCTGGCGCAGGCCGATCCGATCGGTGCGCTGATGATGGATCGGGTCAACCCGTACCGCGAGGCAGGCCGCCAGAACGCGCTGTCGCGGATTGCTGGTCAGGAGATTCAGCGCGCTGTTCTGAACAAGTGGCGCAATACGCCAAACGTTCAAGAACTGCCGATTGACTCGCCGGAGCTCAAGCGGATTGAGGCGGACGCCGTTGACGAGGTAACGCGGAAATACAGGCTCAACCCAGGGTCGCCTGGCTTCATCGAAAACGTGCTGCCGCAGATTGGCCAGGCCAGTCAGCGGCTGTGGGAGACGCACGTCGATGCGCACACCAA